CACGCATTACCAAACATTTTCATTTTTATATCTAATAGTCTTTCACCTAATCCAATTTTATGTTCTTCTTTAAACTTTTGTACAACTCTTAATAATTCAGGTACTTTACTATCAAATGTTCCAGCAAGGACTTGTTCAACATATTTCATTCTATCAGACCGACCATACTTCTTTTCTTGCAAACGGCAACCAGTACAATGAACATCTAAATATTCTGGATCATAATCCTCTCTTGTCATTTGGTCTCTTAATTTATTTTGATAATCGGATGTATACCACTCCTCAATAGTAGTATCTTCCATATTATGACCAGTATGCCCTAGAGCGTCATAACAAGGTGCATATCTACCACTTAAACTTGAAAAAATATGAGTAAATGGTAAAGGACAAAACCATAATTTTTTATCTTTAAGTTGTTGTTCAAATTTTTCTTTTTGTTCGTTATCCACGCCAATTTTCCTTTATGAAAGACTCATTGTGTTCGTGTATTGTTTTACCTGGACCAGTAAAATGTACCACTTTAATATATTTATGAACATCACCTAATATCATATAATCAGTCTTAAATTTATCACAATAAATTTTGTTTAGCGTAACATTTTCCTCAAAAGAACTTGTATATTTACATATCCATTCCCCTGGTGTTAATACTAATTTTGTTTTATGTTCTTGTATTTTCCAATTAACATAGTTTTGTTCACCATAATATTTTGTATGAACATCACCAACATTATAATAATGTGTTTGCCAATAGTCTGGATTTTTAGCAAATTCATCCCATATATATTTTAAACTACCAGATTTAAACTTATAGAATCCACCATTTGATTTTAAAAGGGACTTCCACCATATTCCATAGGTAACCATTTCATTATCTTGTACAGGATACCCTATTAGTTCATCTACATTGCCTGTAATGACTTGGTCTATATCCATAACTATAATATCATCACCTGGTTTCTGATATGCAAAATGTGGACTAAAGAATTTTAGTTTGTGCCAATGTTTCTTAATCTTATCGTGGTGGTTATATGGTAATATAACATCTGCCTCAACATCTTTAGTATCACTTAAACAGATAAACTCAAAGGGTATAGTAGAATTTCTTTTTAAACTTCTATATAACTTTGATACATAGTCTGGTGTATAAAACCCTTTAAAATATACGCAACAAATTTTAAGCATTATACCTCCATACAATATCAAAGTCTTTACAGACGCAATGTACTATCTTTGTTGCTTCTGGTATGAAGTTTTGAGTATCTAAAAAGTAATGCCATCTTCTATCTAACCATTGTATACCAACTTTATTTACATTTACTTTATATGAAAATATTGTTTCATTATCATACCGAAACATATCAAGAATATTTTGTGGATATAAACCACTCTTATCAGTTCTTAATTTTGTCATTAAATCTATTGTGTCTTTAAAGTCACCAAAGAAGTCTAGTTTTAAAATTTGCTTTCTTGACGCACCTATAATAGCAGTATTGATAACATCATTTTTAGGATCAAGATTTTTCTCTATGAGCATTGCTTGACAATTAAAATACTTTGCTGATGGACTTCTAATACTTTGTTTAACTTCTCTATTTTTATTAATCATATGGTTTTGATTATAAACAGCAATATGATTTTGTACATCCCATATATCAAAAAATGAATCAGTAGTTACAGGTACAGCGTCAAAATCTAAATACAAAATCTCATCATACCTTTTTGCTAATTGATATAGTAAATGTATCTTATAGAAATTAACTATTTCATAACCTGTTAATTCAGGAAAGTCTTTACGTAGATTTTTTTCATATGTCTTATACTGTTTATCATTTTCAAACATAATAAAACTTGCACCTATAGAGTTAGCATACTTACGTTTGTTATCAACTAACCTTTTATAATGCTTTTTAAATGCCTTAACAGTTATTTGTGCTTTGGCTACCGTATCACTTTTTTGTTTAGATTGACCATAATGCTCTTCAGCAGGTACATCAATATAAAGACTATATATTACTCTTTTCATAATTGACCTATCAATGTAAATCTAGCACCTCTATCATCTGCTATTGTATCCTCAACAATTACTTTTGCGTTATCTGGTAATTGTTTTTTAAATTCATCTATACTCTTTACACAATTTACACTATCGTGGATTTCATACATATTATTTGATTGAAAAGCAAAAATTGCTTTAGATTCTTTTAATGCTGATAAGTGTTTCATTGATTTCATATTTTCGCAAGAAGTATTAATAATTAAATTTGCATTTTTAATTCTTCCGTATCTATTTTCATCAAATACATCACTTGTTATCCAATCAACATTTTCATAATGACTAAACAATCTATTTTTTGCAATACCAATTGTTGTAGAGTTTATATCTATAGCAGTAATTCTTTTAGAGTGTTTTAAAGATGGAATTAAAATACTACCGTACCAACAACCTAAAATTACTATTTCAAAATTAGTATTCAATATCAATTGATCCTTTAATAGTTTAATTAATTTTTCTTTTGATTTAAATTGATTTGGACTATATGAATCTAACAAGTCAGTATTGTTTCTGCCTTCTGCCATTATGTTTTTAAATAATTGTAAATCTACATCCATTTTATAATATCTTTTTTTGGTGGTTTAATATCCCACTCATCTTTACCCCATTTTTTTAATTCTTCTTTTCTATATCTTTCTGCATAACCACAACTTATCATATTAATTGGTCTTTGTTCAACCATATGCAATCCTACATTATGCCAATGTTTTACTTCTCTTTTAAAACAAGAATTGTAAGATATATCTAAACCTTCTTCTAGTAAATAATATCCTAAATTAGCAGCAAATAAACCTACTTCAACTGCTACAGAATCTATTATATCTTCAGGAGCGTATCCTTGGTCATAATAATGTCCTTCCTCAACTTTTTCTTTATAGAAACGATTAGGAATTGAAAGTCTGCTATGTATTGTAAATAAGTATGGATTTAATTTTATATGTTCGTAAAATGGATTTTCTATGACACCTAATTTAACACCTTGAGTCTTTGTTATCTCTGGTAATTTTCTATTTGCAACTGCTTCGTCCTCTACATCACTATGGGATTTAACAACTAGACTATGTATTGCTTTCTTTTCAAATTTTAAACGAGGTCCCCAAACTAAACATTGATATGCCATTGCATTATTTTTAGATGGTGAAGTTTTCCACGCTTTCCATAATGCTCGTTCTATGATTTGTTTAGGTACTATCCTATTCATATCATATTTTCTAACGTGGTCTCTTTTCTTTTCTAACGTTTCAAAATAATTCATTTTAATCCTTTCTTACTATATAGTTGTTTATCACTAATAAATCTAGTGCTGTTCTTTTAAAGGTTCTAATTGCGTCTTCTGGTGACTCAACAATAGGTTCGTGGCAATTAAAACTTGTATTCAATAACATTGGTATACCTGTTATTGTATAAAACTGATGGATTAAATTATAAAATTTACCATTGTCTTGTTTATTAACTGTTTGTATTCTAGCTGTATTATCAACGTGAGTTATACCTGGCACTTTATCAGATTTAACTTTACATATTCTTGACATATAAGGACTAGGACTTTTTGTATCAAAGTACTCTTGATAATGTTCTTCTAATACAGCAGGTGCAAATGGTCTAAAGTCTTCTCTATTTTTAATTGTATCATTTATAATTTCTTTAATATCTTTTCTTCTAGGGTCTGCTAAAATACTTCTATTACCTAATGCACGGTTACCACTTTCTGATTTGCCTTGAAACCAACCTACTATTTTTCCATCAGCAATCGCTTGTGCAACTTCTCTATAATTAACCTTTTCTTCACCAGTAAATTTATATTCTTTACCACCAAATGTATTTGTTATATGTTTATTATTATTTAACGTATAGTCAGCGTGTTGATAATTGCCTAATGCCTGTCCTTCATCACCAACAGCAGGTGGTACAAAAACATTTTTATAATGCTTTGTAAACTCTTCATTTAAATAACCATTGTATATAACTCCTCCAGCTAAACAAAGATTGTCGCAAGTTTTAAGTGGATAGATATGTTCTTTAATTTTATCATTTGTAAATTTTTGTAATGTAAATGCTAAATCTTGTATACCATATTCTTCTACATTAATTAGTTCGTGAGTTTT